ATGCGTTGGCAGGAAGATTCTGCTAACAAAGATAATTGGCAAGCATCAAACACCCAGAAGGCTCAAGAAATCGCAAAATGGTCAAAGTTCAACAATAAAATCGCAGAGGACTCTGAGTTTCGTGACTATGTAAAAGATTTCTTTTATGAAGATGACGATGGCTTAAAGGAACTGGGATTAGATAAGGAGCTACGACCCCTAGGCTTTGAAGAAGAAATCATGGCAGAACCTGAAAAGGGTGAAGCTGATGTGAAGATGGAAGAAGTCGAAGGGAGACTAAATCAAATGGAGTTCGAAAGACACGTTGATGATTTAGAATTGGAGCTCAATGCTATTGTCGATGACAACAAAGATGTATTTGCAGAGGAAGATGATGAAGTTAAGTTCTTAGAGTTCGCTCAAGAATCTAACATGACTGATTTGAACCAAGCATTTAAGCTTTGGAGCTACGATAAGATGCAAGATGAACTAGACCATCATAGACAGTTAGATGGAAACAAACAGCGAAACATGGGGAAAGTCGTTCATAACTCTAAGGTAGGTGCAACGGAGGTGTCGACTCCAAAGAACTATAAGAGCGTTAAGGACATTAACATAGATGACCCTGATGTCGCAAAGTACTTTAACAGATAGGAGCTAAAAAATGGCAGTAAGTTCAACAACGATTAACTGGGATGCTTTATCTTCGTTAACTCGTGATAAATTCTTGCCTGTTTTAGTAGATAATATCTTTAACTCTAACCCTCTAGCAGTGAAGCTTCTTAAGAACGCTGAAAAGTTAGATGGTGGTAGAAAGATTATTACTCCACTAGAATATGCAAAGAATACAGCTCAAGGCTTTTACTCTGGTTATGATGTACTAGATACAACTCCTTCCGACCCTGTCACATCAGCAGTGTGGGATTGGAAGCAGGCGTATGCTAATATATCAATTTCTGGAGAAGAAGAATTGAAAAACTCAGGTGATAGCATGGTGTTATCACTGTTGAAATCTAAAATGGGAAATGCAGAGCGTTCTTTAAAGGACCTTTTCGGAACTAAGTTATTTGGTTCTGGTACTGCAGCCCCTGGAAGTAACGAAATCACAGCACTTTGTGGTCAAGGTGTAGTTGACAACAGTACAGATGAAGCATCTGAATCAGCAGTAATTGACTACCCAGGTGCATCAGTAGTCCACGCTGGTGGTAATATTGATAACTGTGTTATTGGTTACAATAGAAGCCTAGGTGGTGTTAACTCTGATAGTTACAGTTGGTGGGATTCTAAGTTTGCATCATTTGCAAACGATGGTACTCCAATTACATCTGCAGCTGATTTTGGAGATATGACATCAACAACAAATGGTGTTGCAGCAATCTCAGCTAGAATGACTAGAATGTATGGTTCATTAACTATCGGTAGTGACCAACCAGATTTAATTATCTGTTCTCAAGTTTTGTTTGATGCGTATGAAAGTTCGCTTCAAGCTAACAAGAGATTTGTTGGAACTGACGCTGGATTAGGTGATGCAGGTTTCTCAACTCTTAGATTCAAAGGTGCAGATATTGTTGCAGATTCACATTGCCCAGAAGGTGTAATGTTATTCTTAAACACTAAGTACCTTGACTTTAAGGTTCACAGTAAGAGAAACTTCTCTTTCCAGGATTTCCAGAAACCAATTAACCAAGACGCTAGGACAGCCAAAATCTTCTGGATGGGTCAGTTAGTATGTACTAACCCAAGAATGCAAGGAATGATTGTTGGTGGTCCTACTGGCTACTAGAAAGGGGGTTGAATAATGGCTACAGTAAAATATCAATCACCATTTACACCCTATCCTTTTATAGACTCTGATGAAGTCACTCACACAAATACCAACAGTGATGACTTTGTAGTGTCTGTAGGCGATTTGGTTCAACAAAGAGGAACAGATAAGGTGTTTCGATTAGTATGTTTTGACAATACTGCTAGTGCAGATGTTGACTTTACAGTTAATTGTGTTACTTATAACTATAGTGGCTGTGTAGCAGGGGGAGCTTGGGTTGTTAGACAAGACTTCTCTGATACAAGTGGTGTAGTAGCTGGGGTTTGCCCTCAGACTTTAGATATAAGTGCAATGTCAGCAGACACATACGGATGGCTACAAGTAGCTGGAAGTTGTGAGATTACTAATCACGATGGTACTTGCCCTATAGGTTCTCAACTTGTTTCACACGGAGCAGATGGTGGAACAACTGATGTTAGAGCAACATTAGAGCAATCACTTGGCGTAATAGTTGATGATGCAGGAACCACAACACCTGTAATTGATTTATTTATTGAATCACCTGGTGTTGTAAAAGTTCAAGTAAATGGCTAGTTAGTAGTAAATAACTCTTAAACGAGTAACAAACTGGGGGCAGGGTAACTTGCCCCCATATTTGGAGATAAGATGACAGGAAATGAAATGATAACGAGCTTAGGGTATCGGATGGAAGATACTGGGCACACTAATTTTGCTTCAGCACAGAAGCTAGTAGCACTAAATGATGCACAGCGTCAAGCAATATCAACGCTAACAAATGACGCACTTGTTCATTTACAGGCACAAGAAGATTTAGATACAGCAGCCACAGATTCAAACTTTGGTGGACACACATATTTTGCATTACCTTCTCCCACTGGTGAAGCTCTAATGAATAGAATCGTAAAGGCTTATGATAATACTAATGAAAGATTTATAGAAATGGTTTCCCCTGATGGTTTTACAGACCACACTTCGTATAACTATGGCACACTGGGAACCCTTATGAGAAACAGACTATACATATCTACTAACGACACTACAGTAGCATCATGCTTCTTAGTGTATATAGGAAGTGCTACAGATATAGCAGCTGATGGGAACGAAATAGAAAATTTAAGTGACTCAGTACAACAGGTAATAGTAGAGCTAGCAGAATCACTACTCTGGAGACAAGACAATAGACAAAATAGAGCCAACGCAGCATCAACCAACGCAGCAGCTATGATACAAGCAATTAATGGTCTAGGGGTATAATGCCAACTAAAATTGTAAATATAAACGGAAGTTTAAACTTAGAAGCCAGTGAATTTCAGGTAGGTCTAGATGGCTTTACAGAACTTGTTAATTTAAGACAAGAAAATGGAAGGCTTGTAAGAAGAAAAGGTACAGGAGCACTAACTACATTTAGTAGTAAGGAAATAGATACCCTTGAGTCTATATCGCACAGAAAACTAACAGGTGTTAAAATAGCTGATGTCAACACAAATAATTTAACATTTACATCAACAACTACATTGACTATAGGTGGGACTATAAACACTGATAATATTATAATCCCTGGTGGAGCAACAGACCTCACAACAATATTTAAAGCAGGGGATACAATAGTCCTATCAACAAGTGCAGTTATATCAACTGGAGCTGCGTGTGGCAATAAAGATAAAGCTCTTGTTATAAGCTCAGTAACAACAAACACTATTGTATTTACAACAGCAGTAGCCAATGAAACAGTAAATAATAATTCCTCAGCAGGTCAAGCTGCAACTATTTCATTTGTATTTGACAGAAATGATGATGGAACAGGAGGAAGTGGTGGAACCCCTAACAATATAGCCATATCTGATACAAACTCTTTAAATGGTAATGCCTTGTGTATTACCTATGACTCAGGTAGTGATAAGAAAATAGCATTAATTAATGTTACAGATTTTGGTGATGAAGATGTAATAGATGTCATATCAGGTGCAGCAGGAGAGCATATTAGACAAAAAGTTTATACAGATGGGATAAGATTTGCCTGTGGACTAGATTATGACCCTTTAATTTTTAAATACATCAATAGACATCACTTTAACGGAATGTTTAAAACAGGCTATAACGATAAAGCTAATATGATGTACCCTACATGGTTTATGGATACTGCAGTTCCTGTAGTAACAGCAAATACAATTATTTTAAATGACAGTTCAGCATCAGATTTAATAAATACCAATGAGCGTATTTGGGAATTAGATGGAGCACTTGATATAAAAAATAATACATATGACTATAAATTTATTCCTGTATACGATGGAAATCAAGAGGGGCTTTTAGAGAATCCTTTATTTGTACAATCAACTGCAAATTTAAGTGCTAAAAAAACAGAATTAAGTGGAGTCCTTACATCGACAAAGTCAGCAGTTAAAATTGAAGGAAAAATAGATTTAAGATTATTAAATCCTCGAATGAGTGGAATCAATGTATATAGAAGCACCAACGGTGGAACATATTATAAGATAAAATCAATTTACCTAGGAGACAATGACCCCAACCAAGAAACACAGACATTTAAAGGTGGAGATGATGCTTTTTGGTTTAAGGGAGATACTGCCCCAGGCTCTACAACTTTAGATTCAGTGGAAATGATTGTGGATGGATTTGTGTATGAAATAGAAGCAGGAGCAACGCCATCTCTTGATTATGAAGGAACTGGATACTCAATGGTTTCATTAGAATCTCGTGCAGACCAGTTTGACCATGTAGTAAAAGAAGATGCAAATATGTCTCGTGAGCATTATGGCTCTTACTATACAAGTAAATGGAATCACCCTAGCGAGGCAACCGATATTATATATGCAGATAATGGAGAGGCACGAGGAGGAAGTCCCAATGGGGGTTGGTACTTCGCTGGTGCAGAGACATTTGATGTGTGGGATGATTCTACTGATGCTATGGGTGGAGCTGGAACTAGTGCTGTAGGTCTTGTATCAAATGATACATCTACTCCTGGTCCTTTTAATACAGATTTTGGAACAGGTAACTCTGGAGATGGAAGCTACTCACCACACATAAATATTTATCACGATGGAAGCCCTAATGAAGATATGTACAGAGTTAGGCTTGGTGGTTCTGGAGCAGTTACTACAGATAAACATATTATTAGTGGTTGGATTAGAGCATCAGGAATGGGAAATGCAGATGCAAGGTGGAGAATATTTGTTTCTTCTTCAGATGGGCATGACCAAGAATCGGCACAAGGGTTGCAAGATATTGCAGTAGGAACAGGTGGTTCAGAAAATCAAAACATAGATAAGTGGAGATGGTTTCAATACGAAATAACACCAACAGGAACAGATTTATATATGTATATGTATATGTATATGCCAGACGATGGTACTGATACTGCAAAAGTGTATATAAAAGCTCTTTCTGTGAGACCAAGTGTATCTAATTTTACATTAAACGATAATATGGTCGGATATTGTGGTAAAAATATTGGAGTGTCTTCAGGACTTAGTGGATTAGGGCTTCCATCTGGAACACTTAAAGGAAATAGCATACAAACAGTAGATAATCACCCAACAGTCCCTACTGCAGATTATGCAGATAGAACAATAATTACAGATAATAATGGAGCTTTTTTAAGGACATCTTCATTATTGCCTTTAGTCGGAACTGATGAGGCTGAACGGTCTGATTCTTGTTTTTTTGGAACATCAAACTATCAATTTTACACTGTTGACACTGGGACAAGTGCACACACAAGCACAACATATGTAATGATGGATTTTTATGACCCTGGACTCCCAGATGGTGCAAGACATCCAAATGAGACAGCAACCTCTACAGATGTTAAATTTAAATACGCAACAATGCTTAATGGTAGGCAGTTTGTTGCTAATGTTAAAATTACAGGAGATGAGGATACTGAAGAGTACCCTAACTTTGTTATGTTCTCAGAATCTGGCTCACCAGATATTATTCCTACAAGTAACTTTATACAACTACAGGACCTTCAGGGTGGAGAGATAGTAGGCATAGAAACTCTAATGAGTGATATAGTAGTGTTTATGACTAAAGGGATATTTAGAATTAATATACCAAGTGGAGACCCAACAAACTGGAGTTTAGTAGAGGCTCATCCTAATATAGGTTGCTTGCATGACAGAACAATAGCAAAGGCACCCAATGGAATTTATTTTGGTTCTAAAAACGGAATCCATTTCCTAGACTCAGGATTTTCAGTGCAGTCAATAACAGAGCCAATTAAATCATCATGGCAAACAAAAACTACATCAAGCCCTAACGAAGAGACATTAAATTTACAATATGACCCTAAATATAATCGCTTGTATGTTAGTTGGTTTCCATCAGCATCTACAGTTATGTATGTATTTGACATAACAAGGCAAGTATGGTATCAAAACTTATATGGTGGCAACTCTACTGGAATAAAACATATGTCCTTAAATCACAACAACGAATTGATTTTTATAGATAGAGGCTCATCTTCAAAATTACAGTTAGCTGAAGGTAGTAACTATAATGATGCAAATAGCTCAAGCTATCCTGCTCTTATTTCAATGAAAACAGGAAAACAAATTTTATCCACTTTAGCTAACAAAACTAGAGTTAGAAGAGTGAACACAATCACAGAAAGAAGTGGTGGCTCAGTAACATTAGATTTAGATGTAATTACAGACCAAGGAACTCAATCTAAAAATTCACATTTAAATGGTACTCAATCAACAAGAGTAGAAAGTACAGGAAAGTATGTACAGATTGAAATAAACAGTGATGGAGACTCGGCAGATAATAACAGCTATGAAATACAATATGTAGATATAGAACATGAGTAGTATAGGCTACAAATCAACAGACGAAGAAATAAATAAGTTAATTGCAAGACTTCAGCAGATAATATCTGACTTAGAGTCAAGAATAAAAAAATTAGAACAAGGAAGTTAATATGATATGGGATAAATTAGTAGATAGATGTTTACTTTTTACAGACGCACCAGGTGGCTTGCTGAAGGAGCTTTTAAAGGAAGCAGAGCAAGAGCTTTCAGATAAGCTAATGTTATTTGAGTCACTATACAGGATTACAGTCCCATCTACAGACTATGGGCTAGGTCAATCACCACACGATAATTTAAGAGAGCATAACTACGCAAAGCTTCCACTTAACTACCTACAAGATATAGGGGTTACCCACAAGGGAACACACCTAAGAAAAATGACAGAGGATGAGATTAATCGTAACACTATAGGTCAGTCATACACAGGAACCCCAACAGCGTACTCAATATCAGGAGAGTATATAGTATTTAACACAGCCCCATCAGCAGGTGATGACTTTATATTACATTATAAGTCTAGATTAACAGAGCAAACTGTAAATAAAGTTCTAACAATATTATATTACCTAGATGGTATATCAGATTATCTGTATTTAGATACTCCATTAGGAGATTTACTTGACAATCATAAGGTATATTTTGAAGCTCAAACAGCGACATTATCTGGAGGAAAAAATAATTTAACAACCAATAGAATTTCAGCTGGTCTCCCAGATACATCTCTTAGTAATAAGTCAGGACAAATAATTGCAGGACAAGCCCCAAATAGATTAGGTAGTAGGTATACAGTGACGCTTGATTTAGTGGGTTCTTTGTCGGATACTTATACAGATGCAGAGGGCTCCATGATTACTGTAGATAATTATAGAAAACACGCACCTTTAATACCAGAGCAGTTTCACACATCGTTGTGCGACTATGCTGTAGCAATAGCAAACGCAAAATCGGCACCAGATATATATAACACTTACTGGACAAAATGGACAATGAATATGGACAACTTAATTAACGAATCAGCAGATAGAGACCTCTTTCATAGCATAAGGGAGGAAATCTAATGCATTTAGCAAGTAAAATAAATAAATGGGTACATAGTGGACCATATGCTAATTACGCTGAAATAGACCCCATAACTGCTGCTGCTATATATGCAGGAACTAAAGTAGTAGGAGCTGGAATAAAAAGGATGCAATCAAAAAGTTTAGTTGAAAAGGAAAAAAAGCTAGGACTTAGACAATTAAAGGCAGCATCACGATTATCAGGTGAAGAAGCCCAGGCAATGGAAAGAATGAAGAAGGGTGCAGAAGAGGGCACGATGAATGTTGAAAAGCTAAATATGCAAATGGCACAGCCTTTATACCAGCAAGGAGAAGCCCAAGAGGCACAGGCAATGCAAAAAATTACACAGCAAGGCTTAGAGGGTTCTATAATTGCCCAGGAAGTGTCTCGTAAAGTGGGTGGTGATGTAAGAGCGTCTATTGCCAATCAAGCTCGTCAGATAGCAATGGACAACGAAAAAACAAAAGCTGATGCAGAGCGTAGATACCAAGAGTCTTTAATGAAGCGTGGACAATTTTTAAGAGAGATAGCAATGAAAAAGCAAGGGGTTCTTGGAGGAGCAGAGATTGGAGAAATGCAATCCAAACAAGCGTTTGCATCAGGTGTGTATGACGCAGGAGCAGAATTTGCCACTGGTGCAGCAGATTATTCAATGAATCAAAACTGGATGAAAGATGAGTCTGGTAAATGGATAGAAAGAAAAGATATTTAAGGGGCAATATGGACAAAAATAAAATATTAAAAAAAGTTGAAAATAGAAAAACATTTGCACCGAATGGAGCATATTTAGCAGGTAGATATTTGAGGGAATACAAGAATCAACCTATATATATAATAACAAACGAAAATGGTCAAGCTATAGATGTAGTAGAGGGTAAGGAAAATGCAGAAATGGCTATTGAAAGTTTAA